AGATGCTACTAGAGATTTTAATACTGTATCAGCAGCAGGTTCAACTGGTAGATTTACTAGAACTGTTGATGGAGAAGTTTCAAGCGCTGCTAAAGTTATATTTGACCAAGAAAACGATGCTAATGACGGCGGTATAAAGCCTGGCGATAAGATATATACAGATGCTGGTGTGTTATTAGCTACTGTTTTAGCTTTAAATCCTGACGGTGATAATACTAAAGAAATATCTACTGTAGCCGCGTTTAGCGCTAGCGATGGAGCTACTTTAACTTTTACAAGACCTGGCGGCTTTGATAATGTTGGTGCTGGAGGACAAGCTTTTGCAAATACAAATAAGTTACTATCAGGTACTACTATTTACGGTACTTGGAGCTCTGTTTCATTGAACACAAATGATACCGACGGTGGTATAATAGTATACTTCGCTCAAATATAAAAATAAACAAATTTAATTTAATTTAATATGGGAAAAAAGAAAAAAGAGGTCGTAGACCTGAAGCCAGAAAAGATTACTGACGAACAGCTTCGAAAAGTTCAACAAACTATTAATAGTATTAACAGAGGTCAACTCGAGCTCGGTTCAATAGAAACTCGTAAGCATATGCTACTACATCAAATAGGAGCTATACAAGATGAACTTTCTAAAATACAAAAAGAGTTTGAAGAGCAATATGGCACTGTTGATATAAATGTACAAGACGGTACAATAAACTATAGTGATGAACCATCTGATTCGTAAAATTACTATAGGTAAAGATTATAAAAATGACGCTATGCACTATGCCGTTGGGCAAGAAGTGTATGGCGGTCATACTATTTGCGATATACTAGAAGAAGAAGATAAGTACTCTATATATATTCGTAAAGAAAAAACAGTTATTCCTTGGAAAGACTTCAACAAGAATATGGCTATATCTGTAGAATATAATCTTGAGTATTAATGCAATCGCTTTACAACTTTGTTGTAGAGCCTATAGGTGAAAGATACAACAACACTACTAAAGTAGGTGATAAAGAATTAATACTTAACACAGATGTATTTAACCATCATCACGTCAATAGGCTTGCTAAAGTTATATCTATACCGAAGTTAGGTAAAACTGAAATACAAGTTGGTGATACTGTTGTAGTGCACTTTAACGTATTCAGACGCTGGCATGATGTAAAAGGTAAAGAGCGTAATAGCAGATCATACTATGAAGAAAACAAATACTTTGTAAATAATGATCAAATATTTTTGTACAAGCGTGACAACGCGTGGATATGTCCTCAAGGTTATTGTTTTGTACAACCTATTAAAGACAATAGCAAACTAAGTGTTAATGTAGAAAAACCTTTAGTTGGCATTGTTAAACATACTGATGGCAGAGCAGAGCTAAACTCTCTTGTAGGTTTTAGGCCTAATATAGAGTGTGAGTTCGTGATTAATGGTAAACGCTTATATCGTATACCGTCACAATTTATTACAATTAAATATGAATATCAAGGAGACGAAGAAGAGTATAATCCAAGCTGGGCACAGAGCGGTTGAGGAATTAATCAAAGTAGCTAAAGAAGCTATTGTTGATTCGGATGATGATATATCAGCCGACAGACTTAAAAATGCCGCCGCTACAAAAAAGCTTGCGATCTTCGACGCCTTTGAGATATTAAATAGAATCCAAGAAGAACAAAACTTAATAGATGGTAAGTCTCCAGAAGAAAAAAAAGAGCGTGTCTTCAAAGGTTTTGCTGAAGGTAGATCTAAGTAATGTACGAGCAGAGTTTAGTTAAGGTTGTAAAGCCAATTAAAAAAACAACTATCACGAGACTTAATCGTGGTAAAAAATGGAAATATGGATACAATAAAGAACATGATATTATCGTTATATCAAAAAGCGGTACAATTGGTGATATACTTGAGATCCAAGGTTTGCGAGTTGCGTTGCCGCGAGTGCCAAGCGGAGTGTTTAAGCACAAAAAAGACAAATGGGTAAAAGCTGAATATCCTAAACAACTTAATCGTATAAAAAACATATTCGACTGGCGAGATTATCCAGACGAACAAAAAGAAAAGTGGTACGACTATATTGACGAAGAGTTCAAGCGCAGAGACGAAGGCTTTTGGTTTACTAATAAAGGCGTGCCAACATACATAACAGGTGCACACTATATGTACCTGCAATGGAGTAAAATTGACGTTGGAGCTCCAGACTTTAGAGAGGCTAACAGACTATTCTTTATATTCTGGGAAGCTTGTAAAGCTGACAAGAGATGCTATGGGATGTGCTACCTTAAAAACCGTCGTTCAGGTTTCTCGTTTATGTCATCAGCTGAAACAGTTAACTTAGCCACTATATCGAGTGATAGTAGATATGGGATACTCTCTAAGTCTGGTGCCGATGCAAAGAAAATGTTTACTGATAAGGTTGTACCTATATCTTTAAACTACCCTTTCTTTTTCAAGCCCATACAGGACGGTATGGATCGTCCAAAGTCTGAGCTTGCGTATAGAGTTCCGGCTAGTAAGTTTACTCGTAAGAAAATACAAACTAATGAGCAGCTTGAAGAGATAGTAGGTCTTGACACTACTATTGACTGGAAAAATACTGGCGATAATAGCTATGACGGTGAAAAGCTAAACTTGTTAGTGCATGACGAAAGTGGTAAATGGGAAAGGCCTGATAACATATTAAACAACTGGCGAGTTACTAAAACCTGTCTAAGGTTAGGTAGTAGAATCGTTGGTAAGTGCATGATGGGTAGCACCAGCAACGCGCTTGACAAAGGTGGAGATAACTTTAAAAAACTATACAATGATTCTGACGTCACACGACGAAATCGTAATGGACAAACGAAGTCTGGCTTATATTCTCTCTTTATCCCAATGGAATGGAACTATGAAGGATTTATTGACGAATACGGACTTCCAGTCTTTGATAGTAGAAGTGATGATGTGCGATATGGACCGGACGGTGAACTAATAGACGTAGGTGTTGTTGATCATTGGGAAAACGAAGCTGATGGCTTGCGTGATGATCAAGATGCACTTAACGAGTTTTACAGACA